CATGGCGGCGGGCAATACGCCATCGTCAAGCTGCGTCGAATTTCCCGTTTCCAACCTGCCTGCGCCCGCGATGCTTAATCTGGCCTTCCCATCCACGCCTCGCCAGGCGGCGTATATCACGCTGCCCGCGTTGGCATACATTTGCGGCGTGTCAGCATCAACGCTGGTCGAAAGCCTGAAATTGTCTGATATGCGGCGCATGAAACCGGGCTTGATGCTGGCCGTCGTGCGCGGGGCAAGCGCGGTTTTTCGCTCAGCGGCAGCGAGGGCGGCGGTGATGGGTCTCACAGCGTCTCCCCCAACAAATCCAGATCAAATGTAAACAGCGTGGCGTGATCAATCGTCAAGGATCGCTTGTTTGGCGCGCCGCGGTTGGTGATGGCCGCCTCTCCAATTGCGCCACTGCCAAGTGATTTAACCCGAATTTTTCCGGGCGCGGCAAACATGTCGCTGATCCATGCCGCAGTTGCGTACGATGAATCCGATGGAGTTGCAAAGATTTTGAGGACGTAATGCCAGTGCAGTTTTCCGACACCAACGCTTTCCACCACGTTCCCGCTCAGGTCCTCGGCGACCAGCGCGGGTGTGACTGGCTGAGCATTGATGGTATCCCCTTCCAGCATCACGCTGACTTTTTTCCACGTTGCTCCGCCATCGCGGCTAATTTCAATGTAATTAGCCATAGCGCAGCTTGCCCCCTTCAACTTCATCAAATACCAGCTTGATGATGTTCTGGCTTACTGCTTGGCCCCACATTTCGTTATGCACAACAATATCAATGGGGGTTTTATCAGCATTGTTTTTATTCGTTCTGGCGGCGTTGTTTACATTTGCGCCAAGGCGATCCACGGCAGAATCTGTAATCGGCCCGATGGCCGAGCGGTAGCCCTTTATAAAGCCCTGCGCGGCATTTCTTCCCGCATCCTGCGCTTGCGCGGATGAATCGCTAATCCCCAGAGCTTTTTTGATGGCATCAATCGCCCCGCTCACGATGCTCAACAATTTGTTGATAATTTCTGCGCGCTTATTTTCAAATGTAGTGATGAGCTTTTGAACAATCTGACCAGCCAGAGATTCAAACTCATTAACCTTTTTCTCGAATTCGGCTTTTGCATCGCCCAAAGCCTTGCTGATTACATTGCCAGCGGAGGCCCACAAATTTGTCCAGGTGGTGCTGATTGTTTTATTCAGATCATCAATCTTTGCATCCAGTTCCTTGCCCAGCCCGTTGAGCCATATTGTTAAATCATCGTTTCTTTTTGTCCACGTGGCGCTGAATTTTTGGCCCAAATCATCCAGCATAGTGTTTATTTTCTTTTCCGGGTTGATTATCAAATCTTCAATTTCCTGCATAAATCCCGGCACTTGAAGAAGGAAGACATTTAGATCATCCATAAACGCGCCGATAAGCCCGCCCGGTTTTTGCGCGCCCCCACCCTGTGCTGCGCTCCCACCTTTGTTTAGTAGCACTTCAACAAGATGAATTACAGAACCAGCGGCCCCCTCGGCTGATGTTTTCAAATTATCAAATTTAGGAATGAGCGCCTGAAAATCTTTGGCTGCATCCGCGCCAAACATCACGCGGATTGCGTTTTGAAACGCCTGCGCATCGCTCATTTTGAGATTCTTTGCGCCGATAAAAGCCTCAATCCCCTCTTTCACCTTGCCTGCAACATTCAAAATGGGTTGTATGGCTTTAGCCGCATCCGCACCAAACATCACGCGGATTGCGTTTTGAAACGCCTGCGCATCGCTCATGCCCAACGATTTGGCGGCCTTGAAGGCGCTCATGCCCTCCTCAACCCGCGCCATCCCGTTTTGAATTAGTCCCGCCGCTTTTGGCAAATTCACGCTGGCAAACTCAACAATTCCACCCAGCACAGTTTGCAAAGTTGGCAAAACCGCCTGCCCCACCTGCACTTTGAAGCCCTGAAAAACAAGGCCCAGCAATGCCCAGCTTTGCTTAAATTTCACAGTTTTGGCAACGCCATCCTCGCCGATCATCAACCCCAGCGCGGCGGCCTTTTTTGTGGCCTCGCTCAGCCCGCCATTGGCGAGAGCGTTCATCACATCGCTCAAATCTTTTCCGCTGCGGCCAAACAGCTTCATCATCAGCTCGCTTTTTTCAAGTCCATCGGGCATATCACTCAACTTCTGCGCAATTTCAGTGAGCAGTTTGCTCGTGTCTTTGAGCGGCCCCTGCGTGATGAAAGTTTTTGTTACAGTTTTCGCGGATGAGCTGAGTTTGCCCTCCATCGCTGCTATTTCCTCGCCAAGTTGTTTGTATGAAACACGCTGTGATTCAGTAACTTTTTTATTGTGCGTGATGGCGTATCCCAAGTCGTTGTAACGCGCCCGCGCTTTCTCCAGTTTCTTTTGCAGCTTTTCTGTCTCTGCAACTTGTTTTTGAGTTGGCGGGATGGTGGCCGTGTACTTTTTGCCAACCTCGAACGCGCTCACGCCAATTTCCTGCAATGCCTTCCCGGTGGATCCCAGTTCGCCCTTGCTGTTTGTCAGTCCCTTCACTAAAAATGTGAGCTGACTGGAGAGCTGCTGCGTGTTCCCCCCCGCGCTGGTGATCGCAAAGTTGAGAGCTGCGCTCTCATTTGCGGTTGTGCCCAGCACATCACCCAGGCTGTCGAGTTGATCACCATACTCGACAGCAGCTTTAACCGCCTCTTTGATGCTCAACACGCCGCCCGCGCCAGCGGCCAGCGCAGCCAGCGCGCCAATCACTTTTCCGTTAATTGTTCCCGCGAGTGAATCAAGCCGATTAGAAAATTCTCCGTGTGCCTGGCCTGATTTTTTTGCCGCATCGCTCGTTTTGTCCATCTCAGATCGCGCCTGCGCCATGCCGTTTTGAATGCCCTTGAAAAACGAACCCATCACGCCCTCTTTGTTAGCGAGCGTATCCACCGCGGACCCGATCCGGCCCAGCGCACTTTGCGCATCATCGCGCGCTTTTTGCATCCCGCTGGTGTATCGAGTGGCATCGGTGATGAGCTGCACCACCATCGTTGAGAGAATGCTCATGACGCGTTTTCTTTGATGAATAAAGCGAGGCTGTCAAACTCCCGTCCCAGGTCATTTCTGACGGGTGTTATTTGTTTGCCCAGCATAAAATCTTTCAGCTTAAAAGCCCTCGTTTTCTCTCCCCTGTTGGCGTTTGCAAGCAGGGTTGAAATGGTTGCCGCGCGCACATCGCTCACGTGCGGGCCAAATGGCTCAATCTCGTAATACATAAGCCAGTCGTCCAGCTCTCGCGCGCTCATCCGCGCCGTCAGCTCTCCCACCGTGAGGCCCAGGCACAGGGCCAGACGGTGGTAAAAAATCTGCTCGGCGCTTAACCTTTTCCCGGCTCTGTATTCTCCAAACCGCTCAATCGCATTGCCACCGTGCTCAATTGCTCCACCGCTTCATCGCTATCGCCACCGAGTTTTGCCACATCTCCGGGCTGAAACAACGACTGGCCTTCATCATCACAGGCGGCCATCTCAACTAGCATCACGCGAATCTCCGCAATGCGGTCCAACGCGGGCGTTATTTTTCCGTTTTCATCAACGCGCATCATGTGCACCTTGTAGCGATCCCTCTCCGCGATGGTGAGTTCGCGGATCCACACATCGCCGCCCCACGCGGGCACATTCACGCGCTCGCGCTTGATAACGCTTGAGGCAAGAATCTGGTTTCTAGTGAGAATTCCACTCATGTGATGCTTACGCTCCCGGATGGCGCAAACGTGATTTTTGCCTTCAACACATCATCTTGCTTGGCCTCATCCTCAATGCTCACCACAAACGCATTGCCAGTGAACGTTAGCCCAGCGCCCGGCGTGGCAACTGTGAACGCGTTGAGCGTTTTCGCGGTCTGCGCCGCAAACAGCGCGGCGTGGGTTGCGTTTGCTTTATCCAAAAACACGGTAGCCGTGAACTCGGTTGTTTCAAACTTTCCGGTGGCAACACTTTCGCCCCAACCGCCGGGGCTGTCGTGCGCTGTCGCACTTTTCAAAACCTTTGTGATTTCTGGATATTCAATAGCATCCAGATGCGCAATGGTTTGGCTGTTGTAAATCAGCGATGCGCCAAAACCGCCTTGTTTTGCCATTTTTTCTTACTCCTGTTTTTTACGCAACGGTTGGTTGGCCGGTTGGCACACAACCAAACTCGCACTTTGTCATATCCTCTTGATCGGTTGAGGGTTTCATGGATTTAACGAACGCAGTGAGCGTGATCGTTTCTGTGCTGCCCGGCTTTACGATTTGCATATCCACCGGCGAGAGGCTTTTTAGCGCGGTAAGCACTGCCTGGTGCACCGTGCTGGCGCTATCCCAAAACACTGTGAAGTTGAATTCGCTTAAGGTTTTGAGGCCAGGGATTCCACGCTCCTGATACCCGCCCGCGCTATCATGCGCGGTTGTATCCTTTGTTATTAGCTCGCGCTTTGGCAGCGAGCCATCCTCAACGCCCGGAATGGTGGTAAGCGTGCCCGCCACTTTGATTTTGTAGAGTATTCCAAAACCGCCATTTACTGCCATCATTTCTCCTAGTTTTCGCGGTGATGAATTTGAGCATCCAATCGGCTCAGAACAGCATCACCGTTTTGAACATCACCGTGCGATTCGCCGGTGATCTCGCTTTTGAACACTTGTGTGCCATCGGGCAGATACCCCGAAAATCCGTGCAGCTTGCGCCGGATGAGCGCAGCCAGCGTGAGCATGTGCGCAAACGAAACGGCTTGAACCGTGATTTGCACCACCGCAAACGCATGATCTACCGCGCCATCATGCGCCGTTGGCCGCCGTGTTGAAACACGCTGATAGGCCAACGCGGGCACCTGCGCGGCGTTGGGTATCACGAGCGGATAAATGCGCCCCTCAATTTCAGATGCAATTGAGGAATCATCATTCAGAAAGGCCACCAGCCCATCCTCAAGCATTTTTCAACGCCTCCACCATCGTGATGAAGCGGTTGCCCACTGCCTGCGCGATGTCATCTTTTTGCTCGTTGAGCGTATTGCGCAAATAAGGCCGGGCTGCGAACCCGCCGGGCTTGGCGCTCATGCGAAACATGCCCCCGCCGATGGGCAAAAGCAGAGCCTTCTTTTCCTTTTTCATCGTTCGCACGCGCTCTTTTTTGCCGCCCAGCAAAAGCCGGTGCGCGTAATCCATTTCAAAGGGCTGCACGCCCGTTTCAAAGAATTTGAGATACCAGTGCTCTTGATCCGGTCCCACCAGAAAACTAACCTGCACGCCCTTGCTTTTTGTTTCCTCGTTCTGCTCTGTTTTGATCGCCGTGGCGTTGCCCAATCTATCGCCAGATAAAGTGCTGATCGTGTTTGCGCCGCTCTGGCAAGCATCCACCACCAGCGGGCGTATGCCGGTGTTGCTGGCGAATTTTGCGAGAATAGCCAGCAATTCATCAGCTCCCTGCACGGCGGTTTTTGTTCTGATTCTTGCCATTCAAACATCCGAGGTTTGGCCGATGGCGCGGCACATCATCACCATCTCGCGCAAATCTGATTTTGTATTGGTTACGCTCACAATCTCGTATGTGATTCCGCGATGGCGCACCTGCATCAACGTGGTTATCTCAAACGATGGTTGTTTCCGAAAAGTCATTTGCGTGGTTATTTCGGTTTCCAGTTGTTTGCCTTCCAGAAACGCCCGCCCCGCCAATGGCTCAACAGTCATCCACAGTGTTTTAATCACCTGCCACTGTCGTGTGGATGCGCCATACTGATCTTGCGCGGCTGGCTTGCCCAAAACTTCCACGCGCTGATTAAGCTTGCCCGCTTGCATCTAAAACCTCAACAAACGAAACGGCTCAATCAGCGCGTTAATGCCCTCTGGCACTTGCGTGATGATTGTGCCGGTGATCGCCACTTCGCGGTTTTCATACAAGTGGCCGCACATGATGCGCACCGCGTGAACGAGCGCGGGTGGGATTTTGTCCGCCGCATCCCATCCGCACACATACTGCACCCGCACGCCACCCGTGGCCGCCAGCTCTGCGCTGGGCCAGCTCGCGCCCCGCTGCAAAACCAGTTTTCCCGGCTCGCACACCGCGTTCAGCACAACGTTTTCCGGCGCAACCACCACCACCGCGCCCTGCGGCGTGATGTATTTCACGCTAATCACGCTCTGAATGGGCGCGAAGGGCAACTCTATTTCGCGCTCGACCGGCCATTCATCCAGCGCAACCTCTCGCGTTTGCGTGAGCAAGGCCCGCCACGCGCGTTCCTCAACAAACTGCGTGGCAACGTCAATCAGCGCGGCCAGGTATTCATCCTCATCTGCGTGATCAATTCGCAGATGAGTTTTGAGCGCGGCCACGCTGATCGGTTTAAGCGTTGGCGGTGTTACCAGTCGCGTTGGCATCGGTGACCCATTGCGCCGTTTTGCGCTTTACAGCGAGTTCGGCATCAGCGCGGTTTTCATTGGTCACGTCCATGATCTCGTTTCGCGCCCACACGCTGCTATGACACACGTCAGGCTCTTTGAATCGGATTTTTGGATCTAATGTCTTTGTCTGTGTCGGTGGTGCTTTTGCCATGCCGCTTAATCCTTGCTTTGGGCCTTGCCGACGGCCCGCTCAACTTTGTCTTCGTTGCCCACAATGGCTTTTTTGGATGAGATCAACTGCTTGCCGTCGGCATCGCTTACCTCAATTGTTTTGCCAACCTCGGCCAGGTCACCATTGACGAACGTGGAGCGAATTATTTTTACTTTCATCGTTTCTCCAAAGAATCGGGTTAATGCCTGCGCGGTGAAGTTCACCGCGCAGGCTGAATCACAAAACGAACGGGAATTACGCGGTCAGGGCGTCGGCCATCAGCGTGAAGGATTCTGGATGTCGCACAACAACATCCATGTCCATCAGGGAAATCACGCGCAACGTGCCAGATGTGCCTCCAGCATATGGATCAACCAGCACATCGAGCACACCCCAGTTGCCATAGATCAAATCGGCCCAATTTCCAAAGAAAACCGCGCTGCACACACCGGAGCTGGTGCCCTTTGTGAGATCGCTGCGCACCTGATTGCTCACGTAAGCGGCATAACCGTTGAGGGGGGTTGCACCATCCTGCCAAATCTCGCGCCCGCCGCCGGTGAACTTTTCGGTTTCCTTGAGCTTGCCCCGCACCTTGGTGTTCGTGACGTAGGCCAAAGCGCCCAAATCGGCGTTATCCGCGGCCACCTCTGTCTCCAACTTCACCATGAGCGGCCAGGT